GAATACTTTTTCTCCCCTAACAACAGCTTGAGCTGCTCCCTGTAAGCTTTGATTGTAGCCTTGCTTTACCCAGTTAGGAAGCCTAGACCCTGGAGGTGCTCCGTATGCAGAAGTGTTATACCGCTCTTTAATTAACTCTGGAGTGTCAAATAAAAGCTCTTCTTCTAACGTTCTTGGAAATTTAAATTGACTCATGTACTGTTAATAAAACTATTACCTGCCAGAAGGATTAAAGAATGTTTGAGGGTTGGACCCTGCTGGTATGTTTTCTAAAAATTTTCTTGCTTCTTGCGCTCCTAATGCGTCAGGTAAATCTTCGGTTATTGCTCTAAAAACCTTTCCAACGTTTTGACCAAGGTTACTTCTTGCTTCTGATGCTCTTGTTTTCATTGCTTGCGCTTCACGAGATGCGTCTTGCAAAGAAAGGCCTTTGTTCATTAATTCCCTTACTTCTCTAGGGAGCGCACCAGAAACAGGTTCTATTTTGGGTTCGGGTTCAATTCTATTGTCATCAAAATCAAACATATCTTTTAATACGTTACTTGCGTCTTCATTACTAGCTAATTGATTGTCAAGAATCCCTGAGAGTCCTAGTGTTTTTTTGTATGCGCTTGGAATCTTAGGTAGACCTATTGGGCCTGAAGTTGAGGCATCGCTATCTTTTTGTTTAACCGGCTCATCTCCTGGAAACGTACCTATACCCCTTTGTAACGACTGTATTCCTTCACTGTACAAATCATTTCTTCGAGTTTCTAGCCTTTTAAGTGTACTTTGTCTAATAGCTTCTTTATTTTTCCTAGTAATAGTTACACCAGGATTGTATTCTTGTAGTTTTCTATTAGCCTCTGTTGAGGAAATCCTTTGCGAATCTTTAAATGCCTCATACTCTGCGTTACTCCTTGCAAAAGCAAGCCCTTCGCTTGAGTTTTGAAACTCTTGTAAAGTAATTTCTAGTTTTTCTTCATTAGTGCTTATTAATTTGTTTAGTTCTTCTCTTTGTTTTGGAGTAAAGTATTTATTGTAACCTGGATTAGCTAAGAGCTTTCTTGATTCTATTAAAGACTCATTGCTTCTCATAGAGTACAAATTAGATATAAGCGAGTTGATATCGTCTTTTATCGCTATTTCCTCTTTTATAGTTTTTTGAATTTGAGGATTGTTTTTTAAAAATGGATGCTGAAGAATCACCATGTCTCTAGCTTCTCCTGATAAGGCATTAAGCAAGGTTATAAACTCTTGCTGTCTTTTATTTTTCTCATCAGCCTCCATTGTTTTTTCTCTGTATAGATTTGTATTATCAATTGACTCTTTTCTTAGATTTAAGTTATCCCTTTGCAAGTCAAGTTGCTTGTTCCTTAGGTAGCCTTGAAATAGGCTATCGGTTATATTACCAAAAAAATCTCCATTTGCCATTATAGTTTTCCTGTTTTTTTATTATTAGCCATATTGCCTACGCTCATCCCTTGCCCGCATCTCTTCGTATTCTTTTCTAGCTTGCTCTAATGTTTTTGTAGGGTCAGATTTAAGTATATCCTCAGGGCTTTGTACGTCTGGAGTCACTGAGCCTTCGCCAAAATTAAAACCAGATGTTTGCTCTATATTCCTTATAGCATCTAACAAGTCTCCTTGGAACCCTTCTATAACTCCACGCCTACTTCTAGCGACATCAGATGTTAAGTCTCCAAAAGCCCTTGAAAGTTGGGTTTGCCCTATTCCGCTCCCAGAAAAACCTCTCTGCCCTGCTTCTTGTCTTGCTTGTTGCCTAATATTTCCAGATGCACCCTGTGCTCCAAGTTGGATATCTCCTAATTGTTGAGCATATCCCATTCCAAACTGCGGCAAATCGCTAATATAATTTTTTAAATTAGGGTCGTCAGCTATATCAGAAAAACCCATTTGCCTTAAAGCTGCAAGCGGGTCTGTTGCTGTTCCATAACCTGGAAGCTGCGTAGGGGTAGGCATAGGAGGGGTAAGCGGTGGAAGTGGAGGTGGGGGGGTAGGCATACCGCCTCCTCCTTCTTCAAAACCCTCCATTTGAAATCCACTTAATGAACCACCTCTTTGCATTTTTGGTATCATCATATTTATTAATCCACCACCTTCAAACATAACCCCTGTAGTTCCAATAGCAGTCGGTTGCATATACTGTGAAAAGTCTAAATAATCTGTGCGTGGCTCAATTCCTTGAAAAAGTATTGGTTGAAAATCGGCTAAAGGTGTCTCGGGTATGTCGGATAAAACCATGTCCCCTAATAACCCTGCTGTTTCTCCAATTACTGGAGCGGATACAGGCGCAACAGAAGGAATATCTACTGGTATGTCTTCAGCTGGTAGAAAATTTAACAAGCTTTCATCTGATGGGTTTATGACTTCTTCTATAGAGCGAAGCGTAGGGTTATCAGCCATGCCTTCTTTAGTTATCCTTTCAGCAAAACCCTTTCCCCCTAGTCCAAAATCTCTAGCTAAACTATCACCTGTAAGTTGATTTAACTTGTCAAGTCCCTTTTCTCTTAGGTTTCCATAGAAATCACCCATAATGTTGGCTTGAACAGCTCCTAATATGGCTCGCTCAGTTATACCCTCTTTGTATGCGTCCTCAGCCGCTCTAAGTCTTTCTACTTCTGGTCCAGCGTATTTTGTGTCGCCATAGCTTTCCTTTTGATACTGAGAATCATAAACGCCTCTTGCTGCGCTTCCAAGACCCGGATTGAAAAGGTTTCCTGCAAGTTCTATAGCTCCACCTACAAACCCCCTTCTTTTTTTTTCAGCGGCTACTTTTTCGGCTTGTTGTTCTAATCGCCTAAGCTCACTGTCTCTTTGCCTACCTCGACTAAAGGAGGCTGTCCTGCCTCCTAACTGATAGTTGTTAGGTTTGCCTGCCATACCACCGCCATATAATTCCATTAAACTGTTTGCCATATTAGGTCCTCGTAAATTCTAAAAAGTACCATGCTCCAAGTTGTTTTCTGTACAATCTTAACTTCCCATCGCTAGTCTTAACAACTCGCTCTTCACCGTCATTTCCAGTATTTTTAGCAGGTACTCCTACTTGTAATTTAGTTTTAATACCCTTAGTATTGTATAAATATCTTTTTTCTCTATCTATTGCCATTATGTTACATTTTTACTTGTTGGTCTATATTCTACTGATACATTATTAATTTCATGAACACTACTACCATCTAAATCTAACTGCACTTGAAAGGAGGACACTGATAACGGGCTACTAAATGTTACATTATTAACATCTAAATCATTATCAGTATCAGATAATGTACCTCCATTTGCTACGGTTTGCTTTACCCCAGAGCTGTCTGTGTGTATATACTTCAGTCCATTTGTACTGTCATTGTTACTTGCATACTCAACACTGACTCCGTATATTTTTTTTACTACACCGGGCAATCCAAAGTCATCATCTTTCAGCTTAATGTCAAATGTAGTCCCAGAGTCAGGTTCGCCATCATAAGAGATTATTTCATTTGTACTTACTGCCATTGTCATTTTGTTATACACATCTATTATAGGGTTTGTTTTTATATTACTTGCTACTAAATCCTCTACAAAAGTAAACGATTTACTAATAAAGCTGTATATATAAGCGTCTCCATTATCGCCAGCATCTGCGTGTCCGTTAAATGTAAGCGTACCATTAGTAACACTACCTCCAGTCGTAGACACAGAAAGCTCAAATGAGGTAGAGTTTGTAACAGAGAGAACACTCGCACCAGTGGGAATCCCTGTGCCGCTAACTGTCATACCTGGAGATATAGCTGCAGTGCTATCCATAGCGATAGTCGGGTCATTGTTATAATCACAAGTATTGTCGGTAAACGCTAATCCAGCATTCCTAATAACTACTAGGTGTTTATGCGTAGGCTCATACCCAATCATAGTATCAATATCTACAAAACTAGACCATTGGTCTTCTATGATTTTTGTTTGTAAGTTTTGTATTCTACTTCCATCGTATATATATAAACCATTTTTATTTACCCAACACACTCCAAATGGTGTTTTTGTAACAGCAGCATGAAACTCTACACCCATATTTTGATGGGAACTTTCTAAGAACCATTGAGTATCTGCACCTCCACCAATATTTATTACATATAATGTTCTGTTTTTATAAGCTAACAACCTATCAGCATACGCTTCTAGCTTTACAAATTCTTCACCGTCGTTAACACCTATATCAATAAAGCTGGTAGGTAAGATAGTATCAAATTTATTTATATCACTAAACAATAATCTATCAGGCTGGTGTACAACACTACCAGTAGAATCAAGTGTTTTTACATTCGCTATAAACTTTCTCCTGTTTGTTACCACACTTGTCTTGTAACCAGAGGCTGAACTGGAAGCTATGTGATTTGTAAAAACTGAAGAGGTGTATCCATTTAAAGTTTCAAATGTATCTATATTGTTAACAGATATATTAACAGAACAGTGTAACACTTTAGACTGAGAAAAAGCTACCGTCCATCCTGTATGTTCCCCTTCTAAACTGGAGCGACAACCTTTTGATAGGTCGATGTCTGCAACTAACTGATATTCACCTTTAGTCGTGCTATCTCTCATGTATATTCTACCACCGCTAATTCTTTTATTGTATCCGTTGGTAGCAATAATTCTAATATTTAAATATTTATCAGCACCTATAGTTATGGTGCCTTTCATCTCAGACGGTAAAGATTCTTGTCTTTCATCATATATAAATGTTTGGGCAAATTCAAATGTCCCAGCCGTCATTGTTCCAGCACCAGGCTGTGTTACCTCTATATTAAATCCAAATCCAGGGTCTGGAGCTACAATATAATTATCAGTACCAGCGCTTGTGTTAACTGCATCTGCTAAGGTCAACACACCGGAACTGTTTGCGTTGGATATAGCGTGCTCTGTGAGGTCTTCTAAGTTTATTAATATAAACCCACTTGTGTCAAAAGCCCCTTCGTGAGCAGAACCCAATCCAGCTCCTGGGTTTCCGTCAACTGTAGTGTCGCTATTAGAACCGCTTTGAGTGATATCTCCAGTCATTACTAAGCCACCATTAGTAGGATAGCCGGTAACGGTTGCACCTGTTATAAAGGGATTTTCAAAAGGTCTATATAATCCACTAAACGTACTTACATATTGAGATATGGTTTGCGCAGAACTACCATCAACTACTAACTGTGTTCCATCATCATCAAGCCAAAGCTTTCTTTTAACGAACTGATATATTTTTGTAGTATTTGTTGCTCCGAAAGAAGCATCTGATAATCTGACTGCACCGTCTG